GCTTATACAAATGCAACTGATGCTCCATATAGATTTATTCCATGTATGGTAGCAGGATTAGCATTTTACTTATCACAAAAATTTGCACCACAAAGAACTCAAGAAATGAAATTATTATACGAAGATGAATTACAAAGAGCTTTACAGGAGGATGGATCAGCGGCGAGTACGTATATTACACCGAAAACTTATTATCCAAATATATAATGACTATTATAACTAAAGGAATGGGAGTTATTAGAAAAGCGCTTTTTAAAAAATCTAAAAAGTTTCCAGGCAAAGGTGCTGATGCACAATTAAACAAAAAAGTAAAGTGGAGAGTAAGACCAAAAGGTCTTCCTAAAACTATAGTTAAACAACCAGGAGAATTTGCTAAAGGTGTTAAAGTGACAGGAGCACCAGTAACTTATAAAGTTAGAACAAATAAAAAAGTTAAAGGAATTAAAGGAAAAATTGGTGCAAGTGATATTGACGTTCATGCAAGAATAGGACGTACTCAAAGATATAGAAATATAAAAGCAACTCAATTAAGAGAAGCACGTAAAGGTAAAAAATAATGGGACAATTTTCAAAAGGTAGAAACGCATTAATGATTTCAGATCGTTCTGGAGCTGCATTTCCGTATAGAGAAATGGTTCAAGAATGGAATGGTTTATGGGTACATACTTCTGAGTATGAACCTAAACAACCACAAATTAGTCCAAGACCCGTGGGCGCTGATCCACAAGCTTTGCAACATGCAAAACCTGCAAGAACAGAATTTGGTGTAGCAGATGTGTTAGGGTTTAATCCATTAGTAACTTATCAAATTGGTTCTCCAATTGTAAATGTTAATTTACCTGGACATGGATATACGACTGGAGATGTAAAAAGATTTAGAGGACCTTTAGGAGCGGCTGGAGTATTTGGCAATCCCGAAGGAGTTGGTGGCATTACAGGAGCAACGATTGCAAAAGCTGCAGGATATACTATAACAGTAGGTAAATATGTAGATGGTGCAACTGATACAACTGGACCCAATAATACAGGACAGTTTGGTAGAAACTGGTTTTATTTTAGTGCCGATACAAACGCAACAAGTGTAGAAACAGGAGGAGGGTACCCGATCTCAGTAGGACCGGTTACTTTACAATCATAATGGCAGGATATTCTCATTCAAATTTAACCGACGATATTAGAAATTATACTGAAGTAGACAGCACGGTTTTTACTCAAGCAGTTATAAACAGATTTATTGAAAATGCAGAATATAGAATTGCATATGATCTTCCTATGGATTCAGATAGAGTTAGATCAGATGCTCAATTAGCTACAGATTTTAATAGTATAAATGTTCCCGCTGGCTGTTTATTTGTTAGAGCCGTTCAAGTATTTGACTCTACATCTGCTAGAACAGGTCAAGGACAGTTTTTATTAAAAAGAGATCAAACTTTTATACAAGAATATGTTGGGGAACTAACAGGTCCTGAAGGAGGTCAGACAGGTCAAGATACTACAGGATTACCTAAATATTATGCTATGTTTGGAGGAGCTACTGGTACAACTTCAACTACTTCAGGTGCTCTTTATTTAGCACCTACTCCTGATCAAAATTATTTATACACTATTTTCTGGAATAAGATTCCACCAAGTTTAGAAACAGATACTTCTGGCACATATGTTAGCAAATATTTCCCTCAAGGGCTCTTATATGCATGTTTGGTAGAGGCATATTCTTTCTTAAAAGGCCCTGCAGACATGTTGACTTTATATGAACAAAAGTATAAACAGGAACTATCGAAATTTGCAAGTATGCAAATTGGGAGACGAAGACGAGACGATTATACAGATGGTACTGTACGTATACCGATCGAGTCACCGCCTCAGTAATAGGAGATAAATTATGGCAATAACATCGGCAATTTGTAATAGTTTTAAACAAGAAATTTTAGTAGAAGGTCACAATTTTACTAATGGTACAGACGCATTTAAATTAGCTTTATACACAAGTTCAGCAACTTTAAGCAAATCAACTACAGCTTACACTGCACCCGCAGATGGTACAGCTGATCCAACTAACACTTATGAAGTTAGTTCAACTTCAACAGGATACACAACAGGCGGAAACGCTTTAACAAGCACAACTCCAGTTTTATCCGGTGATACTGCATGTTGTTTATTTGCAAGTACGTCATGGGGATCGACAGCATCATTCACAGCAAGAGGCTGCTTAATTTATAATTCAACTAATTCAAACAAAGCGGTTTGCGCAATTAACTTTGGCGCAGACAAGACTGTGACCACTGGAACTTTTACAATTCAATTTCCAGCTCAAACAGCAGGCAACGCAATTATTCAAATAGCATAGGAGGCCCATGTCGACGGGATGGGGACGACTAACCTGGGGACAATCTCAGTGGAATGGTTCAACTGTTCTGGCTACAGGTTGGGGTGCTAAATCTTGGGGTGCCGGTGAATGGGGACAACTTAAAAATGAAACCATTACTCTTACAGGTCAATCAGCTACAACAACAGTTGGAAGTTTAACAGAATTAATAGAAGTAAAACCTGGTTGGGGTACACTTAACTGGGGTGAAAATGGTTGGGGTTCAGTTGAAAGTGCAACTGAAACTTTAGTTGGTTTATCAGCTACAACATCGTTAGGAACTTTAACAGAAATACCTGGACAAATAGTTGGTCTAACGGGTCGATCTGCAACTACAACAGTTGGCTCACTAACTATTGATGCAAGTTTAACTCTTTCATTAACTGGTCAACAATTAATTTCTTCTTTTGGAAATCTTTCTCTTGATGAGCATTCAGTTGGATTAGTAGGTTTATCAGCTACATCAGCAGTAGGTACTTTAAATCCTGCAGATGTTATAGGTATAACTGGTCAATCAGCAGATACTGATATAGGCACTCTAACAACGACTTCTGATCCTATAATGACGTTAACAGCGCAATCTGCTACCACTGCGTTAGGTACTATAACAGCTTCTCCAACTACGCTAACAACTTTAACAGGAATTGCTGCTACTACAGCTGCGGGCGCCCTTACTACGGTTCAACAGACTAATGCAAGTTTAGTGGGTCTAGGACAGTCTTTAACAGCTACAGTAAATGGACCAGGTTTAATACTTAAATATTATGGAGATAAATCACCACATACGAGTGCTAATTACACAAATAAAACACCAAGAACAAGTGGCAGCTATACCGATAAAACACCAAGAACAAGTGCTAGCTATACTAACAAAAGCCCAGCATAATACTATTGACTTTAAACTAATGAGAACATATAAACTAAAAAACTAGGAGATTTTTACAATGGCTTCAACATATAATAGTTTAGGTATCCAATTAATGGCAACCGGAGAAAATGCCGGTACATGGGGTGCAAATACCAACAATAATTTAAATTTTATTAAAAATACTTTTGGATATATTGAAGTAGCTTTAACAGCTGATAGAACTTTAACTATACCTGATGGTTCTACTGGAACTTATGATGGTAGAGCTTTTATTATTAAACTTACCGGTTCTACTGGTGGAAGTAGAGTTTTAGATATAGCAGCTACTGCTGGAGATCCAGCGGCGGCTATTGAAAAACCTTTTTTAGTTATAGATAGCACTACTAGAGGTGGAAGCGATACTATAACTTTTAAAGTTACAGGTCAGACTGGTATAGCAATACCTAAATATGGAAATGTATGGTGTTATCATGATGGCACTGACATTCGTACATCAGGAATGCTTAGTACAAGAGGATCTGCAGGAAATGCAGCGGCTCAACCAGCTTATACTTTGCCAGCAGGAGATGGTAGTGCTGGTCAGTTATTACAAACCGATGGTTCAGGATCAGTCAGTTTTGCTACTGTAAGCTCCGGAATCACAACAGGAAAAGCTATTGCAATGGCAATGATTTTCGGGTAAAAAAACAGAAGGAAATTAAATTATGGCAAATCCAAATATAGTATCAGTCTCAACGATCTACGGTGGTAATTATGGTTGGGCTTTATCTAATACTTTAACAGCAACTTTATTAACAGTTGATGCAGAAAAATTATTAAAAATAAACAGAATTGTCTGCTCTAATGTTGATACAAGTTCAGCAGCAAATTTAAATTTATATATTGATGGCATGGGCACAGGAGCAGCCAATGGTTTAACACCAACTGGTGCATCAGCAACAACATATCTAGCAAAAGTTATTTCAGTACCCGCTAATGCTTCTTTAGTGGTATCAGACACTCCCATTTATTTAATGGAAGGCGATGTTCTTAAAGGAGGAGCAAGCGCAACTGGAGACTTAGAACTTTTCATATCATATGAAGTCTTAGACGACGCTTAAGGAGGTTAAATTATGGCGCAAGGAAACGGCGGAGTAATTGGACCTACACAAACAGTAACCGCAGCTCAAGCGGAGAAAAAAACAATCTTTAAATGTTCAGGTACATTTACATCCCAACCTGGAACTACTACAGCTAAAGTTTTAGTTGTTGGTGGTGGAGGTGCAGGTGGAAAAACTGGCGGCGGAAACGGCGGCGGCGGTGGAGGTGGTGGCCTTTTATTTGGTTGTAAAACTATTTCAGGCGGAACAGCTTATGCTGTAACAGTAGGAGCTAAAGGAGAATATACAGGACCAGGAAATACTACAGCTGGTGGAAATTCAGTTTTTGATGTTTGCGCAGCAAGTCCAGGTGGAGCAGCTACTGCAAATGGTGGTGGTCTTGGTGGTAACAACGATAGAAATCAAAGTGGTGGACCTGGTGGATCTGGTGGCGGCGGTGGTGGAGCTGGTGATTGTGGAGCAGGAACTGCTACTCAATCTCCTTCAGGAGGTTTAACAGGTTATGGTAATGCTGGTGGACCAGGAAGTCCAACAGGAACAGACTCAGCTGGTGGTGGCGGCGGTGCTGGTGCAGCAGGAACTGCAGAAGTCGGACCAATTGCTGGTGGTGATGGAGGAATTGCTAAAAGTGCATATCCTGTAGTTGGAACAGAATTTGGAGAAGCAGGATTTTTTTCTGGTGGTGGAGCTGGTGGCGGAAATAATAATGGAATGGGTGGTTATGGTGGAGCAGGAGATGGTTCTACTCCATGTGTAGCATATCCTTCTTCTGGTAATGAAGGTAAATGCGGAACAGGTGGTGGAGGTTCTGCTAATTGGTATTCAGGTGGTGGTAACCCTGGTGGTAAAGGTGTGGTTATTGTAAAAGAAGCAGGAATATCTGCTTCAGCTCCAGGGGTTTGGTCAATGTGTGAAGTTTATTGTAAAGTAAAATCAGATAATTGGGTGACCGCAGGACCTGCAGGTGGACCTTTAGATTTCTTTTTAGTAGCGGGTGGTGGATCAGGTGGTGATGGTGGAACTGGCGAAGCTGGTGGTGGAGGCGGAGCAGGTGGTGTTGTTAAGTCTTATGATAATTTATGTTTTACAAAAGTTGATGCAACTCCAGGAACTTATTGCGTAACAATTGGAGCTGGGGGAGTACCCGCAGCATCGGGACCTGGCGGTGGAAACACTGTTGGTGGTTCTGGTCAAAATACAATATTTGCATATACATGCACTCACACTGCTTATGGTGGTGGAGGTGGAGCATCCGGTGGATCAGCTGCACCAAAAGCTGGAACAGGTGGTTCTGGTGGTGGAGGAAACGGACGTTGTGGTCCAGGAACTCCAGGTAACTCAACTGGTCAAGCTGGTAATACACCTGCAATTGCAGGCGCTGCTGGAGGACCTCAAGGTGCTCCGGGAGGAAATGGAAATCCTCCTTATGGTAATGCCGCTGGAGGTGGTGGAGGAGCTTTTCAATCAGGTCGAGCCGGAACGAACTCTCCACAAAACTCTGGAGGTGAAGGTGGAACAGGAGTAATTTCAGGAATTAGTGGTGGAGGAAGATATTATGCTGGTGGTGGTGGAGGTGGAGTACAAACTACTCCTACAGGATTCTTAAGTGGTAGAGGTGGCGAAGGAGGTGGTGGCCAAGGTCAAAAAGGTGGACCAAGATGTGCTGGAAATGGAGATGATAATACTGGTGGTGGAGGCGGAGGAAATGCTTCTGGCCCAGGATCAGGAGTTTGTGGTTGTGGTGGTAAAGGTGGAAGCGGAGTTGCTTTCTTTAGAAGTACTGTAGGTTTAACTGCAGCACCAACATGTAATACATCTTTCTATGATGGTGAACAATGGATTGCTAAATTTACAGCAACAGGTACTCTTACAGTTGGATCAAAATCCGTACCTTCTCACTCATTTGATTATTTAGTAGTTGGTGGTGGAGGTGGTGGTCAAGCTAACCAAGGTGCTGGAGGTGGTGCTGGTGGTTATCAAACATCTTTCCCAGGTGGTAAAAAATTATATTTAAATCCAGGATCTAACGTAGTTCAAGTTGGAGCTGGTGGTTCTGGAGGAAGTTATCCTCAAATGAATTCAGGTAATGGTGAACCTTCACGTGTAGGTTTTATAGAATCTATTGGTGGTGGAGGAGGTGGTGGTAATCCAGGTATATTAACAGGAAGAGGAAGAACTGGTGGTTCTGGTGGTGGTGCTGGATCAGTAGAACCTCAATCAAGATTTGGTAGAGGATTAGTTGGTTTTGATCAACTTCAAGGATATCCAGGAGGAATAGGAAGAGGAAGTCCAGGTTATGGAGCCGGTGGAGGTGGTGGAGCTAATGCCCGAGGAGGAACAGTTCCTTCTACAAGTTCTGCTGGTGGAGCCGGTGGAGCTGGAAAACCAAATGCAATAAACCCTGCTCATCCAGTAAGTGTATTTGCTGGTGGTGGTGGCGGTGGAGCTGCTGCTCCGGCACCCGCTGCTGGAGCTGGTGGAACTGGTGGTGGTGGCGCTGGTGGAAAAGGGCCTTCGCCGGGAACTGCTGGAACTGCAAATACTGGTGGTGGTGGAGGAGGATCAATGTGTGGTCCTACTGTTGCAAATGGTGGATCAGGAATTGTTATTTTAAGAGCACCTGGACCATCAGGACCTAGCTATACTGTAGCCCCAGGAACTAATACAAAAGCTACATTACCAGCCCCTGCTGGAGGATGTACGGTAATGACATTTACAGTAGATGGTACGTTGACAATAAGTTAAAATTAAATTAATATATTAAATTTAAGGAGTATAAATATGGCACACTTTGCAGAATTAAATGGATCAAATCAAGTAGTTAGAGTCGTAGTTGTTGGAAATGACATTGCAACAGCTAATGGACCTTTAGGAGAAAATGACATGCATGTTGATGGAGAAACATGGTGTAAAAACTTTTTTAAAGGCGGAACTTGGAAACAAACTTCTTATAATAATAATTTTAGAAAACAATATGCAGGTAAAGGCTTTACTTATGATGAAGCAAAAGATAAATTTATTTGTCCACAACCTTATCCCTCTTGGTCTTTAGATGAAAATGATGATTGGCAAGCTCCAGTTGCAAGACCAACAAATCAAGGGGATGACGAAGACAATCGAAAAATAGCACAATGGGATGATGTAAATCAACAATGGATTGCAGAAACTCATTACAACGAAGAAACAAATCAATATGACCAAAATTGGGTCTGGGACACTTCCACATTAACTTGGGTGTCCGCATAGGAGGACATCATGCCAGGAGGCACACGAAATGGTGGAGTTATTGGAGTATCTAATAAAACTTCTTTCGGAAAAAATAGAGTTACAGCTACTACAGCTACAGGAAATTTTACTACACAACCGGGAACTACACTTCTAAATGCTT